TTACCAAGATAAACATCACCTTTTTTTGACTTACTTTTAATTGTTGCTGTATAATTATGTGTTCCTTCTATTTGCTCTAATGGAGAACTAACAATATATTTTAGAGATGATTTACTATAAATATAAATAAATGATTCAGTAGTTCCATTCCTAATAAAAGCTACTTTATTAGAATCATATACCAATTGTTTAAATGAATTACATATAATAGGTTTATCAATATTTTGAGCATAGAAATACATAAATTTAATATTTGAAATACTACATTTACTAATAAAACTATTTAAGTTCAAATTATAATCCATATATAAATAATCATATTAAAAATGCCTGAAGTAGGTTCTCAAACCGATTTCGTAAATCATAGACCCCAAGTATTAAAAGAATATAGAGAAATAACTGACCATTATACTACATATAATAAACTCCATGTATTTGTATATTTAAAATTAAATGATATTACTATTATTAAAAAACGAAACAGATGGAAAAAATGGAAAACTTATTATGAAAGAGGGTGTAATACAGTAGATTATCTTTCATATAGTAATATAATATTTTTCCCAATAATAAACTTGCTTAAAACACTGGACTATGGAGACCCTAACTACTTGAATACAATATTATTTGATGGAATGAATATAAAAGACTTTGAACTAAAATTTTATGATTAAAATTACATAAGTAAAATAAAGACTATCATATTAAAAATGCCAGAGGTAGGTTGTCAAACCGATTTCATAAAACATAGACCCGATATATTAAAAGAATATAGGGAGATAATTGATCATTATACTACATATAATAATCTTCATGTATTTGCATATTTAGAATCCAATGATATTACTATTGTTAAAAAACGAAACAAGTGGAAAAAATGGAAAACTTATTATGAAAGAGGATGCAATACAGTAGATTATCTCTCATATAGTAATATCATATTTATTGATATTATTGATTTTCTTGAAAGACTTGACTATGGAGATCCTAACTACTTGGATACAATATTATTTGATGGAATGAATAAAAAAGACTTCAAACTCAAATTTTACGACTAAATCCATTTGTAAGTTCCCCGAACATCTCCCAAATATACCTTTGTCTTATTACGAATAATATATTTTCGCCGTTTTTCTGTTTTAACCGTATATTGACGCTTGGAACTATTGAAAGATATTTTCATCTTACCTCCGCCATTACTAATATTATTCTGTATTTTCCAATCAAATTTCTTCATTTCTTCTGGTGTCATTCGTTCTTTAATTTTTTCAAATACGGCTAATATATTAGCATATTTAACAGTATTTTTAGGTGGGAGATGATCGGGTTCTGTTTGTGAGTAATCCATGAAACTACTAAAAAATTTGTAATAATCATCATATTTCGTATCTTCACATTTTGAACTCTCTACACAAGACTTTTCAAAATCTATAATACATACTTGTTTAGTTTTGTTGTTTAATAATACGTTTTTCGCTTCAAGATCACAATGAACTATGCCTATTTTATGTAAATAATCTAATTGTTCAAAGAATTTATCTAAAATTACACCTTTGATTGGAGTAGATGACCATTTCCCAGATACATCAAAAACGGATGTTATAACTATTCTCAAAGTTAATGGTGGATCTTGAGTATTATTGGGGAAATCATATACATAATCAGTATCAAAATAGTCATTAATTTGAACGGGCCACCAATCAGGTAATTTTTTGTATATTGCGACTTCATTATCAAATTTCTCTTTTTCATAGCAAAGTTTTGCAATGAATTTCTTACCATTTTTTTCAACTGCAATAACATTCCAATGATCTGTTGGTGTCGAATTACTTCGTTTAGTTATTTTGTATCCATTCTTTGTCATAAGTTCGGTCATGCTAGTCTTAAACCATTTACCAAATGGACCTGAATTAAAATCCGAGTTCATTTATTATATAAATATAATAAAATATAAATATCAACAAATAGTAAATATGAAAATTGCACTGTTTATAGTTAGATACAAAGAGACCGAAAGATTATATCATTGTCTCGATTCAATTGGAAATAATGAGAATGTTAATGCTTTTATAATAAATAATTTTGAAGTTTTAGTTCTACCCGATATATACAACAATAGAAATATTACAGTATTAAATAATATGACAAGACCCGATTTTTCAACGGGTCATTTATCTCGTAATTGGAATGAAGCAATAATAAATGGATTTAAGGACTTAAATAATCCTGCTTGTGATCGTGTTGTAGCAATACAAGCAGATGTAATATTAGCGAATGACTGGTATAATTCCGTTGTAAATTTAAATCCCGAAATATACTATTTATGTTGTGGAAGAGGTGATGAGTTTCAAATATTTACTGTAGAAGGAATAAAGAGAATAGGACTATATGATGAAAGATTTTGTAATATAGGTCATCAGGAAGCAGATTATTTCGTAAGGAATGTAGTAGGAATTCCAAATAATTGTTCAATAACTGATCAAGGTCATGGGAGGGTTTATAATAGATTTTCAAATGTAAATAACGATCAATTTATAGTGGCAAGTCAAGGTGGGAGACCTAACGAAGATCATGTAAATAGTCAGAAATATCATCAAGTATCTCAAAATTGGTTTTATAAAAAATGGGATAAAGCCCATTGGTTGGATCATTGGCCTGGTGCATATACCGATTTACCTTCAAAACGTCATTATGAAATGATGTTGTATCCGTATTTTGAAAAACATATAGATCCAACATTATATCTTTCTCATTAAAAAATTATCCTGTGCACCATTGACATAATAATTCCATCTCATCAAATGAATGGTGTTTATCAGGATTTTTGTAAATAGGATCATATAAATTATCACCTTTCCAAATACTGAATAATCTTTTTAATACATGACATTTTCTACAATAATTACTAGAATTACATATAACTATATCTTTTCCACAAGCAGTACATAATCGATAATTTTTCATTTTAACTACAAATTCACATATATGTTTCATAGTATGCTTATATTTTGTATTATAAATTTTAATACCTCTTTTAAAATTACATATTCTGTATCGTTTCATATGTATCTGATCAGTTACATGTTTGAATAATATTTCATTATCCATAATATCCCAAATAAAAATAATGCTATTATATTCCTTTGTAATAACAAGTGTTCCAATAGAAGTTTCTAAATCTCCAAGTAATCTAAACGTATTTTCTTTAACTTTATATCTAAAAAATGCGATATAAATATCCATTGCATCTTTGAGTTCATTTGTTCTATTATTTATTTCTAATATATCGGTACATTCATGTTTATCATCTATAAAACACTGATTACATATTTTATACTCACAAATGCTACATATTGTAATTTGTTGCAAATGTTTATGGGTAAAACATGATTCACATAATTGTGGTTTATTCAATTCCGATCTCTCACATATAGGACAATACATTTTACATTTATTATACCAACAGTTCATACACAGTTTGACTTTGCATTTATTACACATAGATCGAATTTCTAAATATTTATTCTCATAACAAATTGAACAGATATTATCATCCATCTAATAATAAAAATAATAGTTCTACTCTTAAGTATATAATCTATGCTGCTTCTTGAGTTTCTACAGATGTTTTGGGTGGAATTGTGAAAGCGGGTTGATAAGGTGCGACATAAGGAGGTCGGTTTGGATCACGCTTTTTTCCATTTTTCTTTTTAATAATGATTGCTGGAGGATTAGTAGGAGGAACAATTGTTTGATTGGGAGGTGTTTCGGGTCGTCCAATAGGTACTCTATTGGCATCACTTATGAAAGGTGGAGTTCGTTGGAATGGAGGTCGTGAATTAGGTAGTCTGGGTTGGTATGATTGCCTACTTTGATATTGTTGTCTGTTTTGATATTGTTGGTTTTGGGGTCTAAAAGCTAATCCTGGTGGAGGATCGGGGAAAGTAGCAGCATATCGAGATGTATCTCTGGGTGGAGGTGGTGGAGGTTGTCTTGATACGAGTGGAGCAGGGAAACCTGGTGGTGCAGATTGATAACTAATATTAACTCTTTCAAGTGGAGGCGGTGGTGGTAGTTGTTCCAACGATAGTCTTTGTGGAAAAGGATGATTTCGTGGTGGTTGGATAAATGGTACTCTGGGTGAAAATGGTTGGTTAATGGTACGTTCAGGATCTTGAGAAGTTTGACGAGCTTGAGGAACTGGTATTTGTGCTAATTGTTGCTTTCGTAGCTTATTTCTCTCTTTATTCTTATCGTATTTCTCCTTATTCTTATTTAGTCCATACTTACTTTTTTTAGGAATTTTGACATAATTAGGATCTTTAGGTCTTACATAGTCAGGAATATAAGTCTTAAATTTCACCCTATAACCCTGAATTGCGACCATAGGCATAGGATATTTCATATCAGGATAATTAACACATTTTTCCCACCAACAAATCAAATCTAATACTGGCATCTCTGCCAACTCGGGCACCCATTTCTTAACAAATTCACATTGCTCATCATATTTACCCGTTTGCTTATAAGGATTAAACTTTCTCCTGTAAGATAGAACCCAACACCAACCTTGACTATTACTTGGTGGATCATAATCTACTAACTGTTGAGCCATATATTGTTCACCAGTTCTCCAATCAATATCTAAATCACGGACAAGGAACATGGCGACCATCATACGCATTCGTCCATGTAGCCAACCAGTCTTATTAAGACAACGCATAGCAGCATCTACAATAGGATAACCAGTTTGTCCAGTCTTCCATTTTTCAAGTGCTTCTTCGTCAGTATTCCAAGTGCTTTTTTCATAACGACCATGAAGTGGAGTACTCCTCTCTTCTCCAAGTTGTCCTTTCAAAATTTCTGGGAAATGATATGCGAGATTGTAATAGAATTCCCTTGAATATAGAGACATGATCAGTTGTGACTCTTTACCATAGGCTTCCTTTGCAATCTTAAATGTTTCCCGAATACTAACACACCCAAATTTCAAATAAGCACCGATTTTAGTTGTAGCATCTTTAATTGGATAATCTTTTTCTTTTTTATATTTTTTAAATCCGCCAGTACGCATATGTTCCAATATTTCAAGACCAGTCTCACGACCTCCTTTCTGTTCAACAAATTCATTGAAAGTATAATATTTATCAATTGTATCTTGATTTTCTTCATTATCCAATTGAGTTAGTACAAATTCAGTAGTAATTTCAGGGATACAATGAGGTTCGGGTACAGGAATACGAATGGATCGTCTATAGAATTGTGTATAAATTTCAAATGGTTTTCCTTGATTGGTACGAACATGTTCAATAGGATACATGGTATAATCTTCTTTTGATACAAATGGAATACCCTTTTTATCGCACCAATATTGAACATTCTCATCTCTCTTTAAAGCAAATTGTGTGATATCTTTATTTGATGCAATTGCTTTAATTGTGAAATCTTTAGAGATAGCATCGAAAGTATCTTTGTCACTCCCATTAAAATAGTATAGTTTTCCTCCTTCTATTTTTAGTTGTTCATTGAGGTCTTTAAGAGATTGTATCATGAATTGGACACAATTGTTACTAAAATATTTGTTTTGGGATGGGTCAATTTGGAGAGGATTGAAAATGAAGACTGGCATAATTTTCCATTTATGTTCATTAGCCATCTTAACAGTTTCGATGAATGTTGTATTGTCATGGATGCGTAGATCCCTGCGGAATACGAATAGGATAATATCTTGCATTATAATATTATATATACATTTATTCTTTATATAGTCTTCAAATTTTTTTTAAATAGTTGTACCTTTGATTTCAAATTTATTTGTTGTATCTTCAAAATCTGTGTGAGAACTCAATAGCCATGGTCCTGTATTATTACTAACTTTACATGATGGTTCTCTTCGTAATTGATGTGAAATTTGTGCAACATAAGATGTTTTTAGTAAATTCTGTATAATAGATTCAATACCAAAATTTAGTATTTTGATATTATTGAACTTATTACTGATATATAGTACTTGATTGTCTTTAATTTGATAGCCAAGAAAACTTATAATTTTTGAAAACATAATATCATCAATTATTATATTTAGATTTATTCTAGATATTCCATTATAAGCCATAAAATTTTCATATAAAACTGTGAAATCAATAGACGAATTGAAATCAGGTTTAATATTGGCATGCATATATTCTAATACTGATTTGATTAATACACCTTTTATATCTGACTTATCTGATAAAACTTTATTAATCTTATATAAACACATAGCATACTCTTTTTGATCATTAACTTTCTCTTCTAATTTACAATATTTAACTAAAGAATCTACTATATCAGCATATGGTAAAATTGCCATATTTACAATAGTGATATAATCAAGACCAATAGATTCTAAATCTTTTAATATAGAAATACTATCAAATTTGTCGGTTTGATCTAAAATAGCAATATTATTACTATTATCTAGTGAATTATTGACAATTACTATAATTTTAAATTCATCAAATATATTATCATCCGATTTAATCTTCGCAGTATTAACTTCTTGGTAATGCTCATAAGATAGTTGAGTTTTTCTTTTGGAAAAAATATATCCTAAATCAAGATCAGATATTTTCTCATTAATCGCTACAAAATCATGATCAGATGTTAATAATTTACTTGGATTAAGTATTTGCTGATATATACCTACAGCTTTATTAATAACTATTTCACTTGATTCAATTTCTTTAATCTTTTCGTTAATCATTTCAGTATATTTTTCACTTGATTCCGTTTCTTCTTTAATATCTTCTTTAATATCTTCTTTGATTACTTCAGTATTTATTTGTACATTTATATTCTCATCTTCTTCCTCTTCTTCTTGTTCCTCTTCTTCTTCTTCAGAATCATAAAATAACTCCTCTTTAATAACATACTTCTCCATAAAAGTATTATATAATTTTTGTATTTTATTTAAAGACCAGTCCTTTAAAATTATACTATTACATTTACCCTTATTGTATAACCATTTCATAAAGAGTGCTTCTAAATGATAGTTTTCAACAACTAATTTATTGTCTTTTAACTCAATCGTATCTAAAAACGTAGATGGTAATTGAGAAGTATAAACAGGTGATTTACTGTTAAACAATTTATAAAATATTGAAATTGTTGATAAAGGTAAATCCGATTTTAATATCATGTTTTCCGCCTTACTACTTTTAACTATGTAGTACATTCAATACTCTCTATATTGTAGATGTAAATATAAAAAATTCAAAGAGAAACGCAGATATTATCTTCTAGAGAAAAAAATATATTCTAAAATTTTATATATTATATTCGGTACAACTATATTACCAAACAAATCATATTTATTTACATTTTCTGGTATAATATATTCTATTGGAAATCCACTAATCATTTTCAATTCATTATCTGTTAATTTCCTAATAAATTTATTATCAATTATTACAACTAATTTACAACTATCTGTAGCAGTTAATGTTGGAGATATACCATTTGGATCTAATATATTACTAATTGGAAAACTTAATTTACCCTTACAAATATTATACCCCAACTCACCATCTTCTACATAAACTCGTTTTCCATCTATTAAATCTTTTGGTTTTTCCAATCGTAGATATTTCTTATCCACAAGATTATCTAACATTTCTTGAAGATTATCATCGGGATAAAATGTAAGAATTTCATTATAGGTTAATGGCATCCCATCCATCCATTCAATCTTCTTATTTTCAGCCCATTTTTTCTTTCTCCTTTCAGTCATTATTTTCGATATGAGTTGTTTTTGTTTATCAGGTATAATTCCATTATTTTCAATATCCCAAGAATGTATATTATTTGTCCCACCTCGCTTATCTTGCATCTTAAAACCAAATAAGGGTTTTCTATTGTGTAATTCTAATATTTTAGAAGCGAAATTACTTTCAATATCAGTGTATTTCTCATTGTAATTTATAATGTCTTTCAATAGTTTTGTTTTATGTTTTTGAATAAGATTTAAGTCTATTAGTTCGCTTTTAGAGCATACTATAAATACTCGTTCTCTATTTTGTGGCACATCAAAATCTTTAGAATTTAATTTTTTATAATTTACAAAATAACCAATATTTTCAAATTCTGTAACAATCTTATTTAGATCTTTGCCATTGTTTAGGGTTAATAAATTAGATACGTTTTCAAGAATAATATAAGTTGGATTATATTTTTTACAAATATCAATTATTTTAAATATTATGCCTCCACGAGTATCGTTAAATCCTTGTTTATTTCCTGCAGAACTAAATGGTTGGCATGGAAATCCTGCACATAACAAATCAAATTCAGGTAAATCTTCTATGTCATATATATCTGTTTTTATGTTATTTTCGTTGAAATTCAAATTATATGTCTTTATCGCATCTTCTTTGATATCTGCCGAGAATACACATTGAAAATCTATATTTTCTTTATCTTTACTATAATTTTCAATTGCTACACGAAAACCACCAATACCCGAACATAAATCTATATAACGAATTATTTGTTTCATTAGATTAAATTATAAACTTATTGTTAAGTTAATATTTTTTATTATATAAAGACTATTTTATAATATAAACTAAACAAAAAATAAAAATGACCTTAATGAGTACTACACAATTGCAATTTACACCTACTAAAAATATAAATACTACTATTAAAAAATGTGTTAATTGTGTGAATTTTAGATATCCGAAGCCATATAGTGCAACTACTAATAATATTGATAATATTCATCACTTTGGACAATGTAAAGTATTTGGATTTGTTGATCCTGTAACTGGTGCTGAAACATATATGGTGGCTCATGCTGTAAGAGCATCTCCGCCATTATGCTCTTATGATGCTACTTACTATCAAGAAAAACTCGAAGAGTGAAACTTTTCATTATTATAAACATCGTTTTCATATAATTTTTTACCAATTTCATATATAGATGGTTTTTCAAACTTCTCACGTGTTCTCATATATGAATCATAGTCTTGTTTATATTCATGAATAGCACTACATTTTTGTAATATATTCTGACAAATCTCTTCTGGGAAAAATTCCAATAATACTTTTTCAATCTTTTGGTTTTTTACAGATTCCGTTACATCATCAAAAGTTATTCCATTACTTTTACCAATAAGAGATGTATGCGAATATATCTCGAATTTTTCATCTGTAAGACCGAATTGAAATCTCTCAAATAAATTCATATCAAATTTAAGACTATATCTATCCAATACTTCCTTTATTTTACTATGCGATTCCTCTTGGTTTATTGTGGGTAAATCTTTTTCATTCCTTATTAACATCATACGCCATATAAACACAAAATGTATAGGATGTTCAGCATCATCATGAACACCATGCCAGTTAGGAACTACATATGGATTAATAGAAACATCGACAAATTCACTAAAATTTATATTAATATAAGGCATACTATAATTATTCATATAAACCAACCATTCATACAAAGACGGTAATATTATATTGAATTCTTCTAAATTTATTGTAATAAGTATGTGACAATATCCTTCAATATTATCAACATGTGGATTATATATTGTTCCTCGTGAATCCGTGAATACTATATCTTGAAACCCCAAATCAGCTAATCTCTTATAATTTGATTGAGACATTATAATAATAGTAATAATAATTTCCTTAAATTACTATTTTATCGTAAAAAATTTTTTCCATTTACCTCCTAAATAAAAAAAATTGATACGAACTACCCAATCAATCTATAACAACAAATCCAACCAATCCAATTATATTTCCAAACAATTTACACTATGGATATGATAGTTGAGAAAGTGAATAAATATTATCTTGAATGCTTTGAAAACCAAAATACTAAAAGCAAAGATAATAATATTGGTGGAAAAATTAGGTTTATGCGAGGAGATATGGTGGAAAATATTGCTAAAATAGTAATAACAGGACTGATTACTATATTCTCAACTAAATTATCCATAAAAAAAGGCAATGACGATAAGATTGAAATCGTATCTAAAAGTGGATATATTAAAAAACAACAAACAGATATTCACGTAAGATATGATGGAAAACTAATATTTGTAATTGAATGTAAATCATATTTGGATAGTTGCTACTATGTACGAGCTACCGATGACTGTAGATTATTTAAGATATACGATAAGAATATTAAATTTATTGTATTGACACTTGAAGATAGTGCTAATGAAAACACAAAACTCTTCACAGATGATACTACCGATAATCCTATTGATGCTGTATTTTATCTTGTTGATGGAAAAAGACAATCTTCAAAACCTATATACAAAAAAGAATACTTCAAACCAATTAATAAAATAAAACTATATGACTGCATATATTCTCTATCTCAAATTGTAGAACAACATATATCTTCTTTATCTTCTAAACTTTAATCAGTTTCTTCCTCTTCCTCTTCCTCTTCCTCTTCCTTTACTTGAATTATCCAAGAAACATAATCATCATTAATATCTTCCTTAACAACATAAATATTATTATTTATATGATCTCTTATTCTCTTTATACATTTTTCATAGTAATCTTTATCTTTCTCAAAACCAACACAATCTCTTAATGTATTTATTGAAGATATTGCTGTTGTTCCACTACCAATACAATTATCTAAAATCATATCTCCTTCATTGGTATATGTCTTGATCAGCCATTCACACAAATCTACGGGTTTTTGTGTAGGATGAATAGGTCTTTCAATACGATTAAATTTTAAGACCGTTGTAGGTAATCTCTTCCCATCAGTATTATTTATATGATTTTCTTTATGCTTACCATAATTAGTCTGTGTATCTACTGCTGACTGCTTATTCCAACGAACATATGGCTCACCAATCGTATATTGAGGATTATATATAGGTTGCTTTTTGTAAAATATTAGTATATCTTCATGAATTTTCATAGGTTTCCTTTTAGCATTCAAAAAATCACTAAATTTATTCTTTTCCCATACAAGACTATATCTAAAATCCTTTCTATTTGAAACAACAAGATCAGATGTAAAAGGTTGATTTCCAAATAAACATATTACACTCTTATCATTACATAAACGATTGTAATTTTCCCACATAGATGGTATTGGAATTACAACATCCCAAGTATTCTTTGTCATACCAAATGGTAAATCACATAATACCATTGAAATTGACTTTTCTTTCAAACTTTTCATACCAGTTTCTAATAAACAATCACGATTATATATGGTAATACGCATATTCTATAATTACATACTTATAATATATTTATATCAATTTTTTATTTAGATCACTATTTTATCATAATATTCACTTGAAACTTCATATCAACTAATTACATTATAATAATAATTTCCTTAAATTATTACCAAGAAAAAGAGTGAAATGATATAGAATCATTTCTAAAATATAATCGTGAAGAATTATTCACCATCAAAAATATAATCGTCATAATGAATTATTTTTAGCGTATCAAAAAGTTTCATATGATGATACCATGAATTATAGTAATCATCATTGTAAGGGTTATATAGGTCTTGGTAAAATCTAATATTATCTTGTGTGCTTATATTAGCAGGTAAGATTATTACGTCTTTATTTTTTTTAAGAATTACTTTAAGATTGGGATAGAAACTGCAAAAACTACGATTAAGAATACTGGAAAGCACGGGCAGACTTTTTGTAAGAATACATATCATTAGAGTTATTATGTATTTTATTCTTATATAGTTTGATAAGAAAAATATTTTAGGTGATTGTTAAATATTGTAAATATTTCTCTACGGTTTTATTTTGCCTCATAAACAAGGTTCTAAATCTTGTGCCTTTTTTTATCATATCAGCATCATCACTAACCCATTCACCTAACAAATCATCATTCTCTACTAGAAACATATGGGTTCTTGTACCGAATGGACGACCTGTTCCATATATAACTATTTGATAGTGTTTTATTGGTGTTATATCGATCCATATTACCGTTTTATGTTTTGGATTGGAATACTTGCATACTTTTTTAATTTCTGGAAAAACGAAAGGTTCTGGAAATTTAGTAGGAAAAGCTTTATGCATTTTTAGTTTAGTAATAGTATCTGCACGATCATATATTATCCATTCAATTTCGTCTGGTAAACTCATATAATATATAAGATACAAATGTCTTTATGTATTACATACAATCATGGAATACCGTTCCATTTTCTATGACATCTTCATAATCACCAATCCATTCACCTAATAAATCATCAGTTTCTATTAGGAAAATATGAGTTTTTGTACCAAATGCATGTCCTACTCCATACATATTTATTTCATAATATTTGATTGGAGTTATATGTATTGATAATATAGTTTTGTTTCTTATACTTGCATATTTGCATAATTGGACAGATTTAGGAAAATAGAAAGGTTCTGGAAATTTAGTAGGAAAAGCTTTATGCATTTTAAGTTTAGTGATAGTATCTGCACGAGTATATATTATCCATTCTATTTCTTCAGGTAAGCTCATATAATATATTTTAAGATTTATCTTTATGTATTATTTTATCTATAGAGAAGCATAGAAGCTCCAACCTAAATCTTTGCATATAAGTTTCCATGTTTGGTCCATTTGGAATGTTTTTTCACGGCTACGGAGGAGTGGGAAGAAACGAAGATATTCGTCTAGTTCCAAGAGTTGTAGGCATTTATGAATAGTATAGGAATATGATAGGAAATTTTTTCTTGTTTTAGGTGCATGATTAAAGAATGGAATTTGGATCATTTTAAACATTTGTCGTAATTTTTCTTCTATTTCAGGAGTAAAATTGGGTGTTGGTGCTCCTGAAAGGCGATTAATTATATGTGGTACATGTTCGTAGAATTTATTAAGTTTAAGTGCTTTTAGAATAGCTTTTACTTTAACGGGCGTAATTTCAGCCATATTAGTAATTCGTTGTTTTCTTATTTCAAGAAGAATTCTGTCATATACTTCTTCAGGTATATCTGTGCTTTCTTTTCCTTGAATCTGTGAAATCCCGTTTCATCATCTTTGTTGCTAAAGATGACGGACTATAACTTAATCGGGTGGGGAACAGCTTCCCCAACGAGCAAATGTCCTCGTCATTCAGGCACGAAAGCCTGACCCAACCACTTCCATTTAGTCTCTGAACCTTTCCCTGTATAAGGGACTTGGCTGCAGATTGTCTCAAGAATTTTTAATAATTTATAAATTCTTATAGAGAGTTTCCTGCAATTTGAAAGTGTCGCCATGCTAATAATTTAACATGACTAGTAGTTTTTACTACTATTATGAGCAGATACTTCAACTCATTTAAATGATTTACTATATACTCCTATCTAATCTATAGGAGAATGGACTATATCTTAAGCGGTCTTAAAGACTACCCATTTCCATTTAGTCTCTGAACCTTCCTTTGGGTGTGGGGTTTCCACCTAAAGGCTTGGCTGCAGATTGTCTCAAAAATTTACATTTTAGTTGTAAATTCTTATTAGAGAGTTTCCTGCAATTTGGAAATGTTGCATAGATAGTTAATCTATACTAGTATGATTACATACTTTGAACGCCTAAACCAATTCAAGCGTTTATAGGAGAAGTAACTCGTTATATTTTTCAAGTTTCCTTGAAGACTAGACTATATCTTAAGCTTAGGCACATCTTATCCTTTCAAAACAAGGAATACTATTCCCCGCTTTTAGGGCGGTGTCCCTAAACCCTTTCCTATTTAGTCGTTGAAGGTTTTCTTTTTGGGGGAGGAAACCCCCAAAGAAATTCCCTGCGAATTATCCAAATCTACATAATTTTACATTTAGTATAGTAGATTTCTAAGGATGTTTTAGCAGTTTAAGAAAGTCGTAGTTATAAGAACTACTAGCGTTAGCTGTTGAGACCAAATACTTATAATCTCTTTCGGAGGATCTTTATAGGAAGGTTTTTCATGATCTATTATAATAGTTTCTATTGTATGACAATCATTACAATACATAAGTCCATCATTAACCAAAAGAGTCCTAGTTTTAGAATCGCATACAGGGCATGTATCGCTTTCTTCACTATGATTAAGTTTAAAATAATTGTAATCGGTAAATTGCATATATTTATCTAATAGAGAAGCTCTATCATCATCTTTAATAATAGATTCTTCTGGATCATCATCGTTATTAGTTTTAAAAAATTTAAGGATACTATTTTCTGTAATAGTAGCATTAGTTTCGTTTTCGAGTATATTACCATTTTCCACAATATCATAGTATTTGAAAATGAGATCCGCAGTATTTATATAGTAATCAACTTCATGAGTATTTTTTTTAATATCTGTTAGTTCTTGTTCTACTAATAATCTTTTATCGGTAAGGTTAATGTAATTTTGGAATTCAGTCTCTGATAGATTAGAGAGAGCTGATTTAGAAATGTCAGCAAGTTTATCATTAATGACATTAAGTTCTTGTTGCTTGGATTCCAGTGCATTTTGTTCGGAATGAAAGTCTTTGATTTTGGAATTGTGATGGGTGTCTAATGTTTTGCTGATATTTCGCTTTAACATTCATCTATAATATGTTAGGAACTTTTTTTCTTAAGTTAAAAATCGCAATTTGTTAAAATTAAAATATTGCTTAAGGGTTTTTAATAGAAAAAATAATTTTAATAGATAAAAATGTGAGATTTATTGTAATATTTTTGTGATGATTTTTAATACTGGTTTGAGTAATAAAAAAGTAAATTGTATTTTTCCAAAAAAATAAAAAATAAAATCATTGTGTTTGCCTTGATTTATATAAATTTTTTTTCTCACTTAATATTATAAAAACAAAATGGGAGGAGGTCATTGATGGCCTCAACAAACAGGTGGCATCGCTGTTTGTTAGTAAGAGCACCTCAAACTCTTGCGACATACCTTGATGCGGGAAAGTTCTATAAGTTCAAGACTACCACTCATATTTGGAAACTTATATGAGGAACAGTATTAATAATACTTCCCAACGGTAAAAAGGTTTTGAATATTGAATAATCCGCAGACGAGATTCTTAAAGGAATCCGTTACAGAGACTGAACGGGTATGGTTAGGGTGTCTTCCTCGTTCGGGGAGGAAACCCTGATTAAGATACAGTCCTAGTATTATTAAAATACTAGCTAATGCAACTCGTCGCTTACGGAGCTCAGGATATCTATTTAACCGGAAATCCTCAAATTACATTCAAGTAAGAGTGTAAAAAAGTAGTGAGAGAAATCTATTATACTACTAGTCATGTTAAATCATTAGCATGGCGACATCCTCAAATTGCGGAGAACTTCGTAAATTGAATAGTACCAAGATAATCTTGTGAAAGATTATTGGCAGAGAAAAAGAACTCTGGTATGGTAAAAACCTATTCAAATAGAACAATCTGCAACCAAGCTTGTTTAAAAAAAAAATTGAAAATCTATATTTAAGCATTAATAAGTATCATTATAAAATGGGTATTATTTACTGCTTAACTTCTCCATCTGGTAAAAAATATATAGGACAAACAACTCGAACTCTAGAAGCAAGACTAAAAGAACATATTAACAGTTCAGATTGCATATCTCTGCATTCTGCTATTATTAAATATGGTATTGATGATTTCACTATAGAAATTCTAGAAAGATGTCCTAATGAAGAACTTGATGATTATGAGAAACATTATATCCATATTCTTAACACAATGTGTCCAAATGGATATAATATAAGAAGTGGTGGAAGTAATGGTTTACATTGTGAAGAAAGTAAGAAGAAAATGAGTGAAAGTAAGAAAGGAGATAAAAATCATAACTTTGGAAAACCCCGTACAGACGAAGCAAAGAAAAACATATCTATTGCTAAAGCAGGTGAAAATCATCATTTCTTCAATAAGAAATTTACAGAAGAACATAAGATTAAACTTGCAAAGTCGCATACAAAACATAATGAAGACTTACCTCTTTATTTAACAAAGTGTCTCCCTAGATTATCCACTTATTCCGCTGGAGGATATGCTGTTACTAATCATCCAACTCTTCCTAATAAGTACTTCACAAGTAAGAAACTTACAAATGTAGAAAAATATAGACTTGCTTTAGAATATTTACAAACAAGTGCAGTTCACAGACTAAATGTGGATGGATCTGATTAATCAGATTTAAGATATAGTCGGTCAAGGAAAATTATTTTCCTTGATGTCTTCAAGGTTGTCTATCGCCGACATACTAACTTTGCTACAGAATCAATTGAACAAACCTTTTGTTAAATAGAGGAAAAAAGTAATAATACATTATTACTAGTTAGTGATAAGTATATATTTATCATTAGCAACACTTTCAAATTGCGGGGAACTCCTTAGAAATTCACTAAAATATAAAGTAAAATTATGTGAATTTGGACAATCTGCAGGGAATTTCTTTATTTCAATAAAGAAAACCTTCAACGACTAAATGTTAGTGGGTAGTTACTTATATAAGTAAATGCTTAAGATATAGTCTAGCCTTGAAAGAGATTTCAAATATTTGCGTAATGGCAGCGCCAATTTTGGCAAGAAAGTTACCTGCACCGTATCCCGTAATGGTGATCTAATCCATCGTGTCTACCTCCGTGTAGTGCTTCCCGATGTAACCGTACCAGACCAACGGGCTTTCCGTTGGTTAAATTGGCTCGGTCATATCCTGATCAAGACTGTCGAAGTTG